TCATGGACGGTCCTCTGAGCGCCAACCGCGCTGGGAATGTTGTGCCGCCAGGGCCGCCATAGAGGCGCGGGTGGCGGCATCGAGTTTTTCCTCGATCCGCAGCAATTGCTGCGTCAGGCGCTGATCCACATCGCGGATCAACGAAAGCGGCACATAGGTGCGCGCCACTTCCAGTTTGAACGCCACCAGTTCATCCCGCGTGCGGGATAGCGCATCCTGGTCGCGCGGCGAATCACGGTGGGGGATATCGTCGGATGGCCCCTGGCGCTCCGACAATCCGCGTCGCAGCCCGTGCATCATCCAGAACAACGCGGCCATCATCGGGGCCTGCACCGCCGTGGCCACCATCTGCGGCTCTATGTCTGCGGGATTCATGCGGCCCTCCTCGGCCTCCTTGAACGACGAGGGCGCCGGGACCACCCTGCAAGACAGGGGGCCGCCGGCGCCCAGCGGCAACCAGTTGCGACGGAACGATGTGGAACGAGCCCTATTTAGAAACCTGCTGCCGCTCGGCCCTGCACCGGCTGACCCTGGTGGCGCATCACGGCCGGCCGGACGGCCTGAAGGACGGCCCCTGCCTGCACCGCCTGGCCGGAATGGGCCTGGCCAAACAAGATGCGGATAGCCGCTTCCGCATCACGGCGCCCGGCCGGGAGCGTCATGCGCAAGAAATCCTGAAAATCAAAAAAGTGGCTTGAGAGCGGCGCCCTTAAACGGGGCCGCGCAGGCAGCGGGCGCAACTCACCCGCTGACGGATCTCTAAGTAAAGGGAATTCTGTCCTATGGCAAGCTTGAACTTCGCTTTTTAACGGGCGGATTCGTATTATATCCCGCGCCAACCCGGCCCGCGCGGCGCCGGCGGCGCGCCCGGCATTCGCACCACCTCCGCCAGCAAGCAGCCGGATAGCGCGTCCAGCGCGTCGTCGCGCAGCCCCGGCGTATCGGGTTTCCATTCCGCCATCTCCACCGGAAACGGCGTGCGGAACACCCGCTCATGCGCATGCAGCTTGCGCGCCGCCAGCACCGGGTCCAGCGCCCGCAGAATGCGATCCTGCTTGGCGTGCCGGCTATGTTGCTCGACCACCGCGCAGGCTGCCCCCGCCCGCGCCATTTCCTGCCGTAGCATCGCGGGCAGGAAACGGCCGATGCCATTGGTTTCCACCCGCAGCACCGGCAACAGCAATTCGCGGGCGATCTGCGCCACCTGCCGGCATTGTTGCACCGCCGGATTATCGGCCGCCTGCGGATCATGCGTCAGGTAGGCCAGCCGGTGCAGGTAATGGTTACCCTCCGCATCGGCATAGGTGGCGGCGAGCACAGATCCGTCGCCGCTGCCGGGCCGCCCATAGGCCGGGTCCCAGAAACCACCGCCCGACACCATGCGCCTGCCCAGCAAATTCAGCACCGGGCGGCCATTGGCCTCGTGATAAACCGTGTCCTCGGCGTAACGGATGATCAGCTTGGGGTCGAGCCGCGCGGCCCCGCCCGCCACCGGCCGCAGCAACATCTGCCGGCCGAAATGGATAGGCCCCACGCGGTCGCGCAATTCGGCGGCCTGCGCCACTGGGAAGCGTTCCGGCCAGGCGCTGAGCCCATCCTTATCCAGTAGCGGAATCGCCAGCCGCCGGTAGCCGCCGAGAAACGCCTCGCCCTCATCAGGGTGCAAGTACAGGCTCTCCGCGCAATGCGGCGTGCCGACGTAGAGGATCGTGCCACTGGGGGTCAGGATAAATTCCGTCTCCGCCAGCCTTTCGCGAAGTTCCATTCGCTTGCCCGGAGAATCGCAGTTCCCCGCGACTTCGACATCGTCGCAGATGATCACCTCAGCCCGCGTGCCGGTGATATTGCCGCCCAACCCCGCCGCCAGCACCGAAGGGTCGCGCGGCGCCCCGCGCCGATTGACGATAAAGCGGTCCACCGCCCAGGCTTCCGCGTGTTGCGGGATCAGGTGGCGGCAAAGCGGATGCCGCTCGATGATACGCCGCGTGGCGGCGACCATCTTGGTGGCGAGCTGATGATCCGCCGCCAGCACCAGGATGCGCGTCTCCGGCCAGCGCGCCAGCAGCCAGGCGCAATACAGCCCGACCAGCGTGGACTTCCCACAACCGCGGAAGGCCATCAGCAATAGCCGCCCATCCGCTGCCTGCCGGCGCCCGTCCAGCCAGCGCAGCACACGCCGATGCACCTGCGGCGTGCCCTGGCCGAGATGTCTGTTCCAGACCCAGACAAATTCGATCAGGTCAGCCTGCGGTTCCGTCATCGGCCTCGCTTTCCTCCGCTTCGTCGCGACCCTCGGCCAGCAGGGCACCGCGTGCTTCCCGCAGCAGCGCGGCCCCCTCGGCGACGGCCACCGTCTCCTCGTCCCCACCCGCCGCGAGGGCGAGCTTGAGCAGGTGTTCCAGATGCGCCAGCGCCGACTTGGCGGCGGAATGATGCGCGGCGAAAGCCTTGGCATCGTCATGCGTGCCGGGGGCCGGCCCGCGTGCGACGAAGGCGCCGTAATCCTCCACCACACGCATCACCGCCACCTCGAACTCCGTGGCGGCGGTTGGTGGAAAGCCTTTCATGCCATGCCCTCCCCTCTGCCGCCGGGAAGTGGCGACACCATGCTCAAAGCCTCGGTTTCACGGCGCGGACGGACAACATTCCGGCATCAACGGTGATGCCGCCGGTGCTGACATTATGCGCGGTGACACGCACCTGCCCGGTGCTCGCGGTGCCACCCACACTGGCATGGAAAATTACGCCGCCGGTCTGGTAGCCGGTGGTCTTAGCAAAAGACGCCTGGACGAAATCTCCCTGCCGCACCGAGGGCAAAGTCACGTCAAGCGTCATGGTCGCGCCAGCAGCCAGCGAAGGTAGCGTCCAGGCCAGATCGGGGACGGCATATTCCCGCACGCCCCATTTCCGGCTGCCGCCATAGATCAGCGCCGGCCCATGCAGTGGCGAGCAATACAGCCGCAGGGCTTTCAAGATCGCGTTGGCGGAACCGCCTCGCACACCGATCGCCGCGAAGCGTGCATTCTCGTGCAAGGTGACGCGTTGCAGCGTGTTGATCGCCAGGCCACCGACCAAACTGTCCAGGTCCGCGTTGCCTTCCCAGAAATAGGAAGGCGCCCCGCCCCAGACGGCATTCATATTGGAGAACAGCACTGGGCTGGTATTGCTCAGCACCGCCTCCGCGGCGTCGAATTGCATGATGACAGGCCGCAGCTCGGACCCTTCGGCGGCGATGAAAAATTCTTTGCAGTGACTGCAATCGACGACGAAGGCCAGGGCGCGGCTGGTGGGGATGCCAACCGTATCGGCGTTCAGGGTAAACAGCGGCAATCCGGCGAAGGCCGCACCGGTCAGGTTCGCGATCGGGGTTTGAGGATTGCCGGCCAGCACTGCCAGTTCCTCGAACCCGACACCCCCAGCGGTATCGATGGTCTGGCGAAATGCGCGTTGCCGGATATTGCCAGCCGCTGCCACCAGACGGGGCGTGCCATGCGCCGCCGCCGCCTGGTGCAACGCAATGACGGTGCCGCCCGCCCGCGTTGCGCTGGCCGGATAATCCACCGCCGCGCCGGTGAAAGCGTAGGTACCCACATAAGAAACTTCGTAGACACAGTCATTGGCCCCGCCGGAATGGCGGGCCACGAAGGGGCTGCATTGTTCCATCCGCACGCCACGGGCGATGATGCCGCGCTCATCCCCCGCTTCCAGCAGGAAGGGAATGGCGGCGACGGTGCCGGGTGTGCCCTGCCGCTGCAATTCAAAGGCCGGGCCCATGAACAGATGCGCGTTGTGGCGCGGGTAGGCCCCGGCGGCACAGGAAAAACGCACGCCATAACGATCCAGCGCCGGGTGCGTGGCGGAGGCATTGGCGAAATGCCCGCCGACATACCTGATACTGTTATTCCACGCGGCGGCGGTCGAGGTATGCACATCCAGGCCGATGCGGTTATTGACGATGCGGCCGAGATGCAGCGTGCTATCCTCAAAGCCGCGCTCCACCCCGACAGTACGCAGGCCGATAGTGAATCCCTCGACCTGCAGGACTTCCACGCTGGAACTGTCAAGATTACGAAGCTCGATGCCGATATCCGCCTCGTTCAGCCAGTCCGAGATCACCGCCCTGATGACCCGCAGACCTCGATAACTTTTGGAGCCGTTGCGGATATCGGCACCATCGCCCAGTGTCAGCGCCGTCTGCCCACCGGCCCCGGCATAGACGATAGTGCCGTGCATGGTCAGCCCGGCGGCGGCACCGGGCAGCACCAGCGGCATGGTGACGCGGAAGCTGCCCTCGCCGATCGACAATTGCTTTCCGGCGGCACCAGCGGCGTTCATCGCGGCCTGCAAGGCGGGGCCATCGTCGCTAATGCCATCACCCATCGCGCCAAAATCGCGGGCGGACATCACCTCGGCCATCTTGTCGGCGATGGTGCGCGGGATGGCACCGCGGAAGGGCACTTTCAGCACGCCTTCGTCTCGCGTGAAAGCCGTCACATTGCCCAGGCTATCGAAGCCCAGCACACCATTGGCACGGCCGCCCCGCAATGGCAGCACAAGGCCGCTGGGCACCTCGCCCGGGTCGGCGCGCACCGTGCTGCCGGTATCGTCGCGGAATTCCTGCATTGCCGCCACCTGGCGGTCCAGGTCGTCGTTCAAGGTATTGGCGCGCAGCACACCATTCGATTGGAAGTCGGTGGTGCGGGCGATGACGAGGCGCCGCCGCAACGCGACCACCTGCCCCGCCGCCGGCGGCGTGGTGAAGACGGCGCTGCCACCGGTCGATTCTCCGGCGCCCCGCACCGTGAAGCCACCGGCCGCCCGTTGCCCATCCACGCGCACTTCCAGATCGGCGATCTCGAAGATGGGAAAGGGATAGACGAAGACGGTCTGGGCGCCGTCCGCCGCGTAATGCACACGCGGCGCGACGTCGCCGATGCGGATATGCTCGGCCATTCTGGTCTCCCATTTGGGAAGGTGTGGGGAAAGTTGGGCCGTGTGGCAGAGACGGCCGGAAGGCGCCTGCCTAGTCCAGCAGATTGGTGACGGCACTGCCGAAGCTGTTGCCGGCCCGCAGCCAGGTGGTCAGCGAGCCGTCGCCATTCAGCAGACTGCTGCGGCCGGCGGCCATGCGCGCGGCATAGGCGCTGTCGCTGCCGGCAGCCGCTTCCGCCGCATCCTGCGCCAGGCCCGCCGTGATGGCGCCGGCCGAGCCCTGGTCGGTGCTGACGCCGGATGCCCCTAGCCGGGCGCGGGTGGACGCCACGGTGCGTTCCAACCGGTCCTGCCGGTTGCGCGCATCCGTCGCCTGCGCGCCGGCCAGTTGCTGTGAGCTGGCGTCGAGACTGATCTGCTGCTGCTGCGCCTGCGCTTTCGCGTTGGCGGATTGCTGCTGGCCCTGCCGCACCGTGCCATAAAGCGAAGCGGCGGTGCCGGCGACGGCCGCGATGGGAACAAGTTGAGCCATCAATCGGTCATCCTGGTTTCGGTGGTGACGGAAAGCAGCGTCATCGGCAGCGGCGTATCGCCCTCAATGCGCCAGAGCGGCAACATCGTGTCGCGCCGCCAGCCCAGCCCGCGCAAAGTGACATCCCCCGTGAAGGTCGGCGGGGGCGCATCCAGCAATGGCGTATCCAGCCTGCGAAACGAAACCGGCTGCAGGCCACGGCCAAGATCGACAGACAGCGCAGTGGTTTCCAGTAACCGAAAGGTCGCGGAGACCAGCCGAAGCGGCCCGGCGCGCGAACCGGCGGCGGAAAACAGCAGCGGTGGCAGCGGCTCGATCACATGCGTGAAACCTAGCCCAGCCTGTACCGCATAGGCACCGTATTCCAGCGTGATGTGGCCCCCTGTGACAGGAACGAGGCCGCGCGGCGCGCCATCGGCCACCACCTGGATCTTCGCTTCCAGCAGATGTTCCAGACCAGTCCAGCTGGTTTTCTCATTGGCGTTGTTACCGGTCAGACCGGCATCGACCGCCAGGGCATCGTCAAAGCGTTCCAGGCGCCAGCCACCGAACCGGAAAGTGACGCACCACACAGTACCGTCGATCTCCGCCAGGGAACTGAAGCTTCCGGTCGTATCCTGGCGGGTCCAGGCGGTCACCTGTTCCGTCCGGTACAGCGTCAGCGTCGCCAGCCAGCCGCCTTCCATCGCGACATGCAACAGGCGCCGCGTCTGGTCATAGGCCATGGCGACGGGGTTCCGCACCAGATGCCGCGCTACCAGTGCGAGGTCGTTGGCCTGATAGGCCTGCTGCAATTCGGTATAGGCGTATTCATGCACCGCTCGCCCCGAGCGCGAGACAAAGATGGTGCTGCCATCGACATCAACCGGCTGGATCATACGGGAGACCGGCGAGCCGATGCGCGTCTGCCGATAAAGCTGAATCGAGGCCGGCGTCATCGGGTCGCCCGTCACCATCCATTCGGCGCCCGAGGTGAAGACCTGCAAATGGCGGCCGGAGAACACGGCGCGGATGGCGTTGACCTGATCCGATAGCAGGCCGAACTCGATCGCCTGGTCATCCAGGCCGCTGCCAAGGTCAAAATTGAACAGGTCGCCAGAGCGTGACAGCCATAGCCGGTTCGGTAGATCGCGGGACCCGCCCAGTACCAGACGGTCCTGATGGAAGCAGGCCACAACCGGCCAGCCGCGCGCATCGCTGAAAGCGGCTTCGTCCCAATCCGCCGTGGCCGCGCCGCTGACGATGGGCGCTTCCAGCACCGCGCTCGCCGATGTCGCAGAGCCCACCGCCGTCACGCGCAGCGCCACCTGCCCGACCCGCAACCGCGCGCCGACATGCCCGGCCTGGAACACCGCAGCGCTGGCCGTCAATGTCGTGGCGCCGCTGCTCGTGGAACTGGCCATGGTCAGCCCGGGTGGGGCGAAGCGATGGAAGGGTTCCGCGATAAAATTCCAGGCGGCGATGGTCCAGTCGGTATGGCTGCTGCGGGTAATGCGTTGCGGCCGCATCAGGGGATGCAGCAGCAACAGCGTATCGGCGCTCTGTGTAAACGCCATACCGTCCAGCATCGCCGTAGTCCATGGAGCGCCGTTCAGCACGGCGACCGGCACATCGCCCATGAAGACCTGCAACTGGCTCGCCGACAGCGCCAGCAGATAGGTTTGTTCTGTGTTGAATTCGAAGGCGATCAGTTTCGACGCGCCCGGCAACAGCGCGATATGGCGCAGGCCGGCGCGGCGGGTCACGCCGCCGGTGGGCTGGATGACGACATTGCGCAGGCGCCGCGCGCCATTCTCGAAGGCACGCAGGTCACCCCGGCCCAGAAGCTGGTCGCCGAGTTCGCCCGCGGTGAAGCTGGTCTTGACGCTGCGGGCCATGGCCATGGATTACCCCCGCGCCGTGATCAGAGGAAAATCTTCCAGCGCGCGCGCCGTGTGCTGCTGACTGTCGGTCTGCCGCGCGCTGCGGAATTCGGTCTCCGCCAGGCGATGCAGCAGCTCCGCGCGGGAGGTGCTTTCCGTCAGTGGAATGCAGAATTCAGCCGCCAGGCGCGTCACCAGGGCCGAGGCAAAAAATGGCGGAAACTCAGTTTCCTCCGGCTGGAACAGGTAAGTCAGCGTGACTTGCGCGGCATCGGTATGCAGCCGCCGCTCATGCAGGCGGTAATTCATGCCGCGCCCGGAACCGCCATCGCCGGCCGAGAGCGCCCGCAGAAAATCGGCGGGCAACTGGAAGGCATATCGGAAATCCGCATGTGGCGTGTCCACCAGCCGTGGCAATTCCATCTGCCCACTGGCAAAAGACCAGGGATGCGCCGAAAGCAGCGCGTCACGGACGGAGGGATAGAGGTTGGCCGCCACCTCCGCCTCGGCGGTGCCTTCGTCGAAGGAAGCGATGGTCTGTGCGCCGATCTTCAGCAGGGCACGCGAACAGAGGACGAGGGCGGAGAGCGCCATCGGGCAAGGCTCCTGTACCAAGGGGAGAAAAATGGCCGAGGGCACAGCGCCCCCGGCCAAACCTGTCGATCAGGCCTCGAAAGCACGCATCCGCACGATGCCGGTCTCATCGACCAGCGAGGCGCCCTGGCTCATCATGTTATTGACAAAATAGGCGGCGCGGTCGCCGTGCCAGGTGATGTCGGTGGACACTTCCTGCGCCACCGCATGGCCGATCGCGGTCTTGTGGTAGAAATAGCAGAAGCGCAGGTTGCCGCTTTTGGTCAGGCCAGAATGCGGCATCCAGGTCGCGCCAAGCCAGCGCTTGGCCTGCGTGCCCTTCCACGGCAGGTCGTCATCGCCGACATACTGGGTATTGGCGAATTCCTGAATCTGTAGCAGATCGCTCCACTGTTTCCAACCGACGATGGCGAATCGGTTGCCATCATCGGCGACGTCGGCGGCGCCCAGCATCTCGAAGGCTAGCAGAACCTTGGCCTTGGTCAGCGCATCGGTATCGGTGGTGCCGGCGGCGGTGCCCACCGCCTCGCGGGTGCCGGCATCGAGCGCCGCGATGATCAGTTCATCGGTCTTGCGGCCCAGCGCATAGGCGCCGGCATTGGCGACGACGGTACGCTCGTCGATATTCGTCTTCAATTCGTCCAGGCGGTCGATCCATTCGCCGGCATAATAATCCTGCAGGAAACACTCGACATGCGAATGCGCCAGGTTCATCACCGGCACCGAGCCGTTGCGGGCCTTCGCCGCCGCCGTGCCGCGCCCCACGATCGGGAACACGGTGGAAGCGCCGCGCACGCCGCTCTTGCTGCGCACGGTCGGGCGCAGCTTGCTGCCCTGGCGCTGGTAGGCTTCGTGAACTTCGGATTCGAACTGCTTCGCGAAAACCTGGTCGATCGTAGCGGACATGCGTGTCTTCCTTAAAAATGCAGGGAGATCGAAGAGATGCCCGCATCGCGCGGTTGGCCCCTCGCGGGACCGGCGATGCGCGCGCGCCATCGCGCCCGGCTACTTGCCGGGTTGGGCGGGGCGAAAAGGTTGAAACGGGCCGCCGGGGTGCGAAAGCACCGCACCGGCGGCCCGCCGCGGCAGGGGGCCAGCGCGACCGTCAGGCCGCGCGGCCAAACCCCGCCGCTATCTGCTCACGTATTACCGAACAGGCGCTTGAAGCCTTCGGTCACGCGCTTGACGTATTCGGGTTCCCGCGTGCGCCAGTAACGCGGGTCACGCATCATCTTGCGCAAAGCCTGCTCATCGGCGCCCTGCGGCGCTTCGGCCTCGCGGGCCAGGCTGGGTTCGGCCTTGCCCATCATGCCATGCAGCGCCAGCACACCCTCCGACGTGGTGGAAAGCGCCTCGAACACGCCGGGCGGCAGGTTGGCGCGGCCCCAGGCAGCGATCTGCGGGGCCAGCCGGCGGAACTGCGCCTCGCCGCCCAAAGCCTCGGCCAGTTTCCCGGCCTGCTTCTGCGCCTCGTAATCGGCGGCGGCCTCGGCGATCAGCGGCAGCAGGCGCTCGGCGGCCAGGTCATAGACCAACTGCACCTGGGAACAGGTGAAACCCGCCTCGTGCAACTTCGCATTGATCGCCGCATCCGGCCCGCAGAGCTCATGCTTGGCCTCGACGGTGTATTCATCGGGGCTGTCGGGAACACCTACGGCACGGCGGAAGCGCAACCGCTCCTCTTCCGGCGCATCCTCGGCGGGCGGGGCGAAGCGCTGCGACATGCGCTTCTCCAACTCCTTGTAGGATTTCAGCAGGGCGTCCACGCGCAGCGTATTGGCCTCCGCATCCCAGAACTTCTCCGGCACATCTTCCGGCCGGGCGGCTGCGGTGTCCGGCGTGGTTTCGAGCAGGTTTTCGGACATGCGATGGGTCACTCCTCGATAGGGATCAGGATGCCGGCCGGCGCGGCCATTGCGCGGGCCAGATGCCGGGTGGCGGCCGGGATATCGATCTGCGCCGTCGCCTCGGTCCCCAATTGTGCCGCTGCCTGCAGGAACAACAGGGTATTGGCGGCATCGGCGCGGCCCTGCACGCGGGCCAGCGGGGATTGGTAGGTCAGGCGCACTTCGCGACCATCCAGCACCATCGGCGGTACTTCGCCACGGCGGCGCAGGATGGCCAGGCAGCGTGCCACCAGCGGCGTCAGCAACTCGGCCTGCAAGCGTCCGTAAGTCGCGCCCAGCAGGCGGGCGGTCTCGGCGCTGCGTTCCAGCACCTCGGTCGCCGTCATGCGGGCATCGCGCGGTGCCGAGAGCCGGTCGGCCAGCAGCGCCGAACGAATGCGCTTGCGCAAATCGTCAAGCACCAACTGGGACACATCGAAATTACCCGGCGCCGCCAAAGGCGTCAGGCCGGAAGAACCCGGCGCCTTCGGGATGATGGCGCCCGGTGTCAGCTTCACCGTGGCGGGGTTCAGTACCCCGTCATCCTCGGCCTGCCAGATGCCGGTCGCGGCGATGGAGGCGTTCTTCAACACCAGCTCGACCACTTTATTGGCTGTGCGGATATCGGGCAGCGTCTTCATCACCGGGCCGCGGCCATAGACCTCGCCTGGCGCCTTCAACCAACGGAAGGCGATGAAGGGGCTGTCGAGAAACCGTCCAGAAGCCAGCGGCAAAGCGCGGCCGTCATGGTCCAGCACCGCCATGAAACCGGCGCCGCCATGGCCATCCGGCCAGACCGCTTCCACGACGCGGAAGCGGGCCGGCGCGTCGGCATCCTGCTTCGCCATATCCGGCGGCAACAGCGCATCCGGGTAGCGCCGCGCCACCGCCGCCGCATCCAGCATGACGACGCGATAGATGGTATCCAGCCGCCCGCCCGCGCCTTCCTCCAGCACCGCCTGGGTCAGCGGCACGGCGGTGAAGCGCAGCGCGCTGCTCTCGCCGGCGGGGGCTTCCTCCACCAGCAAAACGCCAGTGCCGGCCACGACCAGATCCAAAAAGGACTGGTGCATTTCCAGCATGAAATTCGAACGGTCGAGATGCCCTTGCAGCACTTCCGCCGCATCTTCCAACGCTGTCGCGGCGGCGGCGGCGTGGGGTCCTTCTGCCAGTTCGCGGCTCGGCGCCAGGCCGAACCAGCGCGACCAGGGCGGCGTCAATTCGGCCAGCAGGCTGGCGGCGAGTTGCTCGGCGGCATCGGCGGCGGTGCTGTCATACAGCATCGGCCCGCCCGCGCCGGGCGTCTGCGCCAGCACATGATCATAACATTCCCGCCAGACGGCTTCCCAGGGCCGGCGGCGTTCCTGCGCGGCGGCCTGCCGGGCCAGCACCGTCTCCGGGTTCATTGTATTGCCGGACACCGGTTATTCCCCCAACAGGGTTTTGCGGGCGGCGGCGGGCGGGCGCGGCACCGCGTCCAGCACACCACGCTCCGACGTGACGATCGTGCCGGCCAGGCCGCGACGGCCGCGTTCCTGGTTCTCCACCCGGGCGGCCTGCCCGGCGGCGGCAACGGAAGCGGGGGTGACGGTAGGCGTCTGGGCCGTCGTGGACGCGGTCACGACCACCGGCTTCGGGGCTTTGAACAGGCCACCCATGCGCGTGCGGACTCCTCTGCGAATACAGCGGTGGAAGATCGAGGGACCGGGAAACCCGCCGGAAAAAGCCACAGGCCCGCCCGAGACGATCTCGGTGCGGGCCTGTGTAAGTTCGGGGGGGATCGGGAGCAGAACCAACGGGCGCAACTCGCCCGCTGACAAGATGTGATTTATAAGAATAAATTCCTTTCGTCAAGCTCTTTCTGCGTCGCGGCCAAATGACGTTCCAAAGCCCGGAACAGCCCGCGCGGCGTCACGGCGAAGGGCGCGCCCTGCCCCAGTACCGCGCGGCATACCGTCACGCAGGAATAGGGCGACACCGCCGGCAGCAAGCCACAATGCGGCGCCCCGGGGGTGAAGGGGCCGAGCACCGTCAGCCCGGCACGGCGATAGAAACCCGGCAGGTCGAAGCCTTCCACCAGCACCGGCCGCGCCACCAGCAGGCGGCCGGATAAAGGCTCCACGACTGTCCAGCCGGCGCCGTCCTGAATGGCGGCGAAGCAATGGCGGAAGCCGGGGCGCAGCAGGCGCAGCCACAGCCGGTCGGCCCGCCCGCCAAAACCGATCCACACGCGCTGGGCATCCGCCGCCAGCGCCCGCCGGGGCGAGAGTCGCATGCCCGGCTGCGTCGATACCGGCCGAGCCGGGCTTGGCGCGGGCAATACAACACGGGGCGATTCTGTCGGGGGCGATGCTGGGCCCGGCGAGGGCCATACCGCCCGCGCCAAACCCGGCTGCGGCGCGACCGCGTGCCCGCGCAGGTTCCTGCTGGATACAGGCGCCCTGAGGATCTGCACCCGGTCCGTGATGCCCTGCCGCGCGACCGCTTCCCGCCTCATGTCGCGTTGCCCGAGGCGGCGGCACGCGCCGGCCAGCGTGAGGCCAGTTCCACCACATCCGCCATGCCGTCCTGGCGCGGCTCGCCCGCCACGATCCCCTTCATGCGCAATGGCCAGTCCAGCCGCCGCATCGCCTCGCTCCAGATGTGCCAGTCGGCTTTCTCGTTCAGGTGGCGGGGGTCGGGGGCGGTGCCACGCTCGCCCCAGATCCGCATGATGCGGGCGTGCACCAAATCGATGCGGCGGTGCCGGTACAAACGGTCCAGGCACTTCACCACATCGTCGGGGTCGCAGGGGCGCAGCTTGGTGCCGGCGCCAGCGACGATTCGCGCGCCTTCGCGGCGGGCCATCAGGGCGGACATGGTCCAGATCCAGGCCTCGTCGGCGGAACTGAACGGCACCGCCTTGGCGATGGAGGCATAGACGGGGGCGGAATTGGTACGGGGGGCAGCGGACAT